GGGTCTTGGCTCTTTGCCCGAGGCTGGTCGTCCTGAGACGGAGGGTGGAGTTGAGGCTGCGTTACGTTTGTTGTTGGAGTCTGATGGTGGCGAGGAGGCTGCGGGTCGGGATCGGACCAAGGCTGTTATGACGGGGTTATCGGCCCTTGGTAAGGCGTTTGATCGCCCGAAGTTTTCGCCTGTTAAGTCGTCGGCCAAGGTTCAGCGCGGACGTGGTGGAGATCCGTTGTCTCGGTTTGAGGGTTTGGCGAGTTTACGTTCCAGATGATGGCGCTTTATTTTCGTCTTTTTATCGGTTATGTTGTGTCAACAGTTTAGAGGGACGATATCATGGGATTTTGGTCAAATACTTTTGGGGGCGGGAACAGCTTTTCTCAGTCTGTCAGTAACGTGACTGGTCGGTCTAGCAGCAGCGGCAGCAGCGGTGGCCGTAGAGACGACAACGACGCGGCTTCGATTCGCCAAGCGTATGACGCGGCAGCTGGGAACTACGGCAACTCTACTGCCAGCAGTTCTTCCGATCGCAACCGCCAGAACGAGGCGGGCCAGCAGGCCAACGCCTCGGCACAAGAGTCTATTCGCCAAGCAGCGGCTCAAGACGCGAGCAGAGCGGCGGCGGCAGCCAAGGCGGCCAAAGACGCGGCGGAACGAAAGAAGCAGGAAGAAGCTGCAGCGGCGGCTCGAGCGCGAGAGCAGGCAGCTCTTGTTGCGCGTGAGGCGGCTCGCAAGGCGCTAGAAGAGAAAGAGTTGGCGCGAGTCACTGAACAACGCAGGGTAGCTGCAGAGAAGAAAGCTGCGGCGGAGGCAGCGGAGCGTACGCGGCGTTTGCGGGAGATTGCTGATTCGTCAAGAGATCAGAACTCATTTTATCAGCAAACGATGAACAAGTTGACGCCTAACGATGGTAAAGAGTACATCGGCGGACAGCTGGTTGGAACAGGTCCCATTTCCCCGGACCGAGCTTTATACAGTGACAACACAGATCCGGTAGACACTTCCTTTGGTGCCCGCGGCATAGGCAACGCTCCGGGAATCTTGGGCATTGGTCAAAAAGCTCTTGCATTTTTGTCTGGCGCTCGAGCTGGGGATCGGGCGGTAGGTTCGGTTGATGGCCAAATTATTTACGAACGCACTGACGGAACCACGTACTCGGTAAACCAGTTGGGTTTACCCTACGACACGGTTAGCGCGACCTCTACCGAGGCGGCGACTAGGACTTCCGATCCATCGGACAACATGAATGTTCGTTCTGGATCGGATGAGCCGACTGCCGAGGTTGTTGAAGGGGTTGTTGAAGAGATAAACCCGTGTCCCGAGGGTTACATGATGGACGAAGAGACTAAGGTCTGCGTAATTGATCCGTTTCAGACACCGTTTCCGGTTATTCAACCCCAGCAGCCTGCTGCTCCGCAGGCGTTGTCGCAGTATTCGAGTGTTAGTCCGATTGGTTTGCCGACATTAAACCCTGTACAACAGTCTCCTTTCGTAGTACCAACACCTACGGTGCAACCAATTACAGTTGCACAACAAGGCCTAGCGTCTTTACCGTTTAGAAGTAGCTGATGAATCTAGAAGCTCTCCCCGAGGAAGCATTAAAAGAAATCTTGGCCTTAACGGAGGCCAAGAACCGGCTTGAGTTGCGCAAAGAGGCGTCTGAAAAGTTCATGCCGTTTGCCCACCACGTCTATGAGAACTTCATTGAAGGCGCTCATCACCGAGTTATCGCCGAAAAACTTGAACGTGTTGCACGAGGAGAGATCAAGCGATTGATTATCAACATGCCTCCTCGGCACTCGAAGTCAGAATTTGCATCCTACTTGATGCCTGCTTGGTTTCTAGGTAGAAACCCAAAGTTAAAAATCATTCAGGCCACGCACAACACTGAGTTGGCGGTGCGATTTGGCCGTAAGGTGCGGGATTTGATTGATGATCCAGCGTATAAAGAGATTTTCCCTGACACAAATCTCAAGGAAGACAACAAAGGTGCGGGCAAGTGGGGCACTACAGCGGGTGCGGAGTACTTTGCTGCGGGTGTTGGGGCTGCGATTACTGGCCGTGGTGCGGACTTGCTTATCATTGACGACCCTCACTCGGAACAAGATGCGTTAAGCGAGAACGCTTTCGATAATGCCTACGAGTGGTACACTTCTGGCCCTCGTCAGCGTCTTCAGCCGGGCGGTTCGATCATTTTGGTCATGACCCGTTGGGGTAAAAAGGACTTGACAGGCCGTTTGTTGGCTGCACAGGGCCAAGATGTGATGTCTGATCAGTGGGAGGTTGTGGAGTTTCCTGCGATTTTGCCCTCGGACAAGCCGTTATGGCCTGAGTTCTGGGAAAAAAACGCGCTTCTGTCGATCAAAGCGTCCTTGCCTGTTGGTAAGTGGAACGCGCAGTGGCAGCAGACACCGACGTCTTCTGAGTCCGCGATCATCAAACGTGAGTGGTGGTTGGACTGGGACAGGGAGAAGATCCCGCCTTTGAGCTACATTGTTCAATCGTATGACACGGCGTTTTCTAAAAAGCAGAGCGCCGACTACTCTGCGATTACGACTTGGGGTATCTTCAAGCCTGAAGAGGGTGGCCCTGACAACATAATCCTGCTTGATGCCCGACGCGGGCGGTGGAACTTCCCTGAGTTAAAGGAGGTTGCCTACGAGGAGCACGAGTATTGGGAGCCAGACATGGTTCTGGTCGAGGCCAAGGCGACGGGTACACCTCTTATTGACGAATTGCGGCTTCGTGGTATCCCTGCACTAGGCTTTTCACCGGGCAAGGGGACTGATAAGGTCAGTCGTATGCACATGGTTGCTCCTTTGTTTGAGGCCAATATGGTCTGGGCACCGATGCACGAGAAGTTTGCGGATGAGGTCATTGAGGAAGTAGTTTCATTTCCTAATGGCGAAAACGATGACTTCTGTGATAGTATGACTTTAGCACTCATGCGCTTTAGACAGGGAGGGTTTATCTCTCTGAAGGGCGAAGAGGAAGAAGAACTAGAATGGAGGCCCCGTAAACGGGAGTATTACTGATGGCATTACCACCAAACATGGTCGCATCGGGGCTAGACCTCGACGACACCGCAGGCCTTCCAGAACTAGAGATGGATGTACCTTCACCTGAAATGTTCGAAGGCGGAGCAGAAGTCATTGACGACGGTCAGGGTGGAGCGATTGTTCAGGCTATGGGCATGGCTGAAGAGATGGACCAAGCGGATTTGATTCCGTTTGACGCTAACTTGGCTGAGTTCTTGGAAGACGATACATTGGGTGAGCTCTCAAGTGAGCTACGCAGTATGTACGAAGATGACCTCGAGTCCCGCTCTGAGTGGGAAACGGCTTACGTCAACGGGCTAGACCTGCTTGGCCTAAAGACCGAGGACCGTTCTACACCGTTTGAAGGCGCTTCTGGCATTACGCACCCGCTTGTTGCGGAGAGTGTGACCCAGTTCCAAGCCCAAGCGTACAAAGAGCTACTGCCATCGGGTGGTCCAGTTCGCACCGCGGTCCTAGGTTTGAAAGACGCGGCCCGCGAGGAGCAGGCTACTCGTGTCAAGGACTTTATGAACTACCAGCTTACGGAAGTTATGGAAGAATACGATCCGGACATGGATCAGATGTTGTTCTATTTACCGTTGTCTGGTTCTACGTTCAAGAAAGTTTACTTCGATCCAACGAGACAGCGGGCGGTATCTAAGTTTATCCCTGCGCAGGATCTGGTTGTACCTTATTCAGCCAGTGATTTGCAGACGGCTAGCCGTGTTACGCATGTTCTACGCATGGACGTCAACGAAGTAGCCAAGATGCAGTATGCTGGGGTTTACCGCGACGTAGACCTGTCTGGGTCCGACGATGTGGAAGAGAACCCTGTTCGTCAGAAGGTTAATGAGCTTGAAGGCTTGTCCAAGAACTACAGCGACGATGTGCTGACTGTTCTGGAGTTCCACGCTGCACTGGATATCGAGGGTTTTGAGGACATTGATCCGGTAACAGGTGAGCCTACGGGTATTAACCTGCCGTACATTGTTACTTTGGATCACTCCTCTGGTCAGGTTTTGGCTATTCGCCGCAACTACGATGAGGACGATATCCTGAAGCGCAAGCGTCAGTACTTTGTTCACTACAAGTTTATGCCGGGCCTAGGCTTCTACGGCTTTGGTTTGATCCACATGATTGGTGGACTTGGCCGCGCGGCTACAAGCCTGCTGCGCCAGTTGATCGACGCTGGTACTCTGTCCAACCTTCCTGCTGGATTTAAGGCCCGTGGAGTGCGTGTACGCAACTCTGATGAGCCACTACAGCCCGGAGAGTGGAGAGACATCGACGCGCCAGGTGGGAGCATCAGAGACGCTATCGTACCGCTGCCATACAAAGAGCCGTCCGCGGCCCTTGCGTCAATGCTTGGCGGGTTGGTGAACGACGGACGTAGGTTCGTTGCTTTGGCAGACCAGCAGATGGCGGACATGGGTAATGATACTCCTGTCGGCACTACGGTTGCTATGTTGGAGCGGGGCATGAAGGTCATGTCTGCGATCCACAAACGGTTGCACTACGCGCAGAAGACGGAGTTCCGTCTGCTTGCTCGTATCTTTGCCGAAAACTTGCCTCCTATGTATCCCTACGAGGTGGCTGGTGCTCCGGCACAGGTTAAGGGCGAAGACTTTGATGCTCGGGTAGACGTTCTCCCAGTCTCTGACCCGAATATATTCTCGATGTCGCAGCGCGTTACACTGGCCCAGACTCAACTTCAGTTGGCTCAGTCTAACCCTCAGATGCATAATCTGCATGCCGCGTATCGTCGGATGTATCAGGCATTAGAGGTGCAAAACATCGACGAGATCTTGCCTCCGGAACCACAGCCACAGCCACAGGACCCAGCTTCTGAGAATGCGGCCATGCTTGGCGGCATGACTCCGCAGGCGTTCCCGCAGCAGGACCACGATGCGCACATAAATGCGCACGTTTCGCTACTTGAGTTGGGTATCTTGCAGCAGACACCGCCTGTTCTAGCGGCTCTGTTCAGTCACGTATTGCAGCACGTCAACATGAAGGCTCGGACCATGGTTCAGCAAGAAGTTGAGCAGGCTCAGATGCAACAGCAGCAGCAGATGGAAGCTGGTATGGCTCAGATGCAGGTCCTTGCTCAGACAGGCGCTATACGCCCTGAGATCGCTCAACAGCAGATGCAACAGATGCAGATGCAGGGACAGCAGCAACCACAAATGGACCCTGATCAGATCGAGGCCCGCGTTGCACAGGTTGAGACACAGCTTTTGGCTGAAGTTATGCCGATGCTGACATACAAAGGCGAGGGTGCTTCTGAAGAGGATCCGCTGGTTACGATCCGCATGCAAGAACTGTCAATCAAGCAGATGGAAGCGGAGCAGAAATCTCAGATGGACCAAGCCAAGCTACAGCTTGACCAGATGAAGATGCAGCAACAAGCGGCCTCTGACTCAGCTCGACTGGAACTGCAGGAGCAGATTGCGGACGAGCGCAGCGATGTGAACAGAGAGCGCATCGACATGCAGCGTGAGGCAATGGAGCAGCGCAATGCCGCTCAAAGCAGGTAACTTGATGCTACGTCTGCTGCCCGTGCTTGCTCTAGGTGCTTGCACGACAGTGGAAAATCAAACCCCTATGCTTTTCCCTTCAGTGTGTATGGGTGAGGCAACATGTGAGGCCCGAAAGAATGCAGAGACTCTTGCTGACATGGGTTTTCCCGATGCTGGTCTTGTTATTATGTGTGATGACGCTCAGATCAGAGATGTTTTGGAGGTTCAATGCGAACCAAGTGCGTTGCCAGATTCCTGAGCTTGTTCCTATTAGCATGTTCTGCCCACGCTAGTTTTGCGCAGGACGTTGATGGAGACCTGAACACCAACATTGGTGCTGGGTCTAACGTCGATAGCAACAACGTCAACAACACGAACACGAACAGTACAGTGAACAACGGTGGCCAAGGTCCAATGGGAAATCCCGTGCCGACAGCAATGGCACCGACCATGATGGGTGGCGGCGGCAACGATAGTTGCCTGATACCGTCAAGCAAGGGCTTTCAAGTTAGCCTGTTTGGCATGGCTGAAGGTACGATGGAGCAAGATGCTCACTGCAACCGCCGCAAAGATGCTCGCTTGATGGGCGCACCGCAGGCTGTAGGCGGCTTGGGGTTACAGGTGAGTGGTATCTCGGTGATGTGCAGCGACGCCCGTGTGTTCCGCGCTATGGCGCTGGCAAACACACCATGCCCAGTAAATGACGTAGCGACGGGGCGGTTATTGATCGGTCGTCAGGCGTTTGAAAAATACCGTTCAAATCCTCAAGTGTTTGTGGTAGGGTACTCAGCAAATAAGGTGTTCTGGGACACCCTGCTTATGATCGGAAAGGATTTACCTGATGTTGAAACGAGCAATCGCAGCCAGCCTTCTCTGTCTGACAAGTTCCGCCGCCGTAGCGG